GTTATTGCCAAATCTGCATAAACAATCATTTCTGGTTCAAGCATTTTGTCACAAACTTCTAAAACTCTCATAAACTCTGCATAATCCTCACACGCAATTATCTTATTATCTCCGTTGTCGCTTTTTAACTTAAAGGTTCTAGAACAGATGTCTACTATAACCTCGAATACAAAATCATCCATACCTTGATAATACATTGTTTCTATTATAGCATATGTATAAAAAGAGTCAAGTTAAGTTTTGATAATAAAAATCATAGCGTAGTATGGTGGTAAATTAGCATTATTCGCTGAAGAACCTTGAGAGTTTGTTCCTGTATTACTTGGATTTCCTGTATTTCCGCTAACTGTGTGGTCGTGTGAAGCATCAATACTAACACCTGCAACAGGACTAGGAGAGGAACTTCCTGTTATAGGACTGAATTGGCTTGGTATTTTTGTGAATATACCACTTGTACTTCCATAAGCATTAAAACATTCTGATATTCTGTTAATTTGACCAGTAAGACTTTTATTACTTGTTGTCAAATTAACAGAGTGGCTATGATTATTAATTGTATGACTGTGACTTACAAGAGTTGAATCTTTAGAACCACCAGTATTATGTCTTGAATAATTATTTCCCGCACCAATTAAAAATCTATCTCTCAAATCAGGTACGTTTGATTGACCAAGAATAGTTTGTAATGCACCTGTCGATGCTGTTCCACCATTACATATTTGCCAACCAGAGGGAGCTGTATTACCCCCATATGCAACTATTGTACCAGTTGGAAGTGTTGAATCTGAACCTGCTGGTCCTGGTGGACCAGTTACACCTTGAGGACCTGTTGGACCTTGAGTTCCTTGAGAACCAGGTGTACCTGCTGGACCAGGTGAACCTGAACCACCTTGAGTGCCTTGAGGACCTGTAGGTCCTGTAGGTCCTGTAGGTCCTGTGGGACCTTGAGCACCTGTGTTACCTTTATCTCCTTCAGATCCTTGGGAACCTGTGGGACCTGTGGGACCTTGAGCACCTTGAGAACCTTGAGGTCCTGTTGCACCAGTATCACCTTTATCTCCTTTATCTCCTTTTATACCAGTACCATCATTTCCATCTTGACCTTTTTGACCTTTTACACCTGAAGGACCTGTTGCACCTTGAGCACCTGTAGAACCAGTTGCACCTTTTTCTCCAGTTGCACCTTTTTCTCCTTGTGCACCTTGATCTCCCTTTTGACCTTGATCTCCCTTTTGACCTTGATCTCCCTTTTGACCTTGACCACCTTGACTTCCTTGAGGACCTGTTAATCCCTGTGGTCCTTGTGCTCCCTGTGGTCCTTGTGCTCCAGTTGCTCCTTTTTCTCCAACTTCTCCTTTATTTCCTTTCGCTTCTACATCACCCTTTTGTCCTTTTTGTCCAGTTGCTCCTGTTAAACCAACTTCACCTTTTTCACCTTTTGTTCCAACCTCTCCCTTCGCACCAGGATCAGGAATACGATTCCATGCATATCCATTCCACCTCCAAGTAATAGTGCCTACTGTAAAGGTTTCATTTAGAGTTGGATTATTAGGAAAATTAACTGCCATGAAATTATTTAGTTCTAAACACAGTAATATCCAGTTTCAGATTCTTTTGACTCAAAGAAAAATACTTGATTATTTCTGGGTTTTTTACCAAAATACTTTTCATTTGTAACATTCATTCCGTGAGGAAACTTTTTACCATCAAAAAGAACTAATTTATTATATGCAGGTTCTAATGATTTAAGAAGAGTATATTTCTCTTTTGTTCTCCAAGGTTGATGATGCTCATTTATATTATCGATGATATCTAAATGATTAGGTGAGTATAAATTTGTCCCCCATTCGTCGTGAAAATATACTATCCCATTCCATCCTACATCTGTATGTGGCCACCAATAATTATCAACATAATTATTAAATTTCATACTTTCGTCATCCGTCTTAAAAAAAGTAACATTAGTATTAATTTGTGATCTAAATGGATAGTCACCTATTAACGTATTGAGAAAAAAATATATGTGCATCAATCTTTCGTCAAAGTCAGAAAATCTTCTATCTTCAAAATAAATTCCATTATTTGATGGTATTTGATTTATTTTCCATAATCCAACTCTCCCTTCTGCATAAGGTATATCAAAAATATATTCATGAACTTGTTCTGGATATTTGTAGAAATTATCAATCGTAAAAATAGGAGAGTCATCAATATACTCAACTTTTACTTCATTATCTTCCCTTATATCAAATATATTCATTGTTTTTCAACGTAATACCATGTTACAGCAACTCTTTTTTTACCACTCTTAACAGTTTCACCGCAATGAGGGAAACACCAATTAGATGGAAATATTAAAGCATGACCAGGTAAGGGTTTAAATCCTTTATGAGTAAAAAGTGTTTTACCACCCTCAAAATCATTCGTTAAATATAATACTATTGAAATTGTTCTATGAAATTCTATTTTTTCTTTTTCATCTGCAACATCATGATGAAAGTCATATTTTTGATCTTCAATATAATCTAAAATTTGTATTCCTTCTCTCCATGATTTAGTACAATATCCACCTATAGCAGGATAAACACTGAACATTTCATTAATTTTTGATATTCTATCTTGATATTCATCCAGAGCAGAATTCATTTTTAAATGAAGATTTTTCGTTAAGTGATTATCTTCATTTAAAGTGCATCCTGTGCTATTTCTTATATCCTGTCTTGTCACACCATTCCCCTGATCAAAAACAGAATTAGTTCTAAATTCTAGAGTATTAATATACTCATTTAAATCTTTAACTTCTTTTGGAGATAAAATTTCAATTGTTTGTATTAAATCAAGCATCAATAATAAAGTAAAAAAACTATGGAGGAGGGGGTTCTGTTATATCAGATGGTCGCCACTTATATGTGCTATCACCTACAGTTGTACCAATTCCAACACCTTCAGAATTATATATGAATCCAATCAAAGATCCCTGTTCTTCAAGAATAGCATAATGACCAGTAGGAGGTTGCCATACATTTGTGTCACCATCCCACACGCATGTGTTTACTACTGTATTTGTAGATGTTTCTATGATAACGTAATTTGCCATAATACTATTATACTACAATTCTAAAATAAAGACAACACCGCTGTTACCATTACCTAATCCATATGAGTTTTTTCCATATTTACCTGAAGATCCCTGACCATAACCACGCATGAATGGATTATATCCACCCTGACCGCCAGAGCCAGCAGAGCCACCATTACCACTTACACCACTACCACCTACTTGGCAATTAGATGTACCTCCTCCACCGCCACCGCCACCGTAGTAGTCTGCTCTCGGAGATCCACCGCCACCATTTCCATAACATGTTTGACCATTTCCATGAGGATCAACATAAGATTGACCTCCACTGCCACCTGAACCAAAATAATATCCACCACCTCCAGGACCTCCAACGTTAACGTTGAAGTGTGAACCCATTTCAGAGGAGTTGAAGAATCTTATTCCATGTCCTCCACCACCTCCACCACCTGAAGCAGCAGACCATCTTCTTGTACCAGTACCAGTTCCTCCTGCTCCTCCTCCACCGCCAATCATCCAGCAGACGTATTTTGATGTTCCAGACGCTACAGCAACGCTGTTGGCACTGCTAGTCCATGATCTAAAGTTTGCATTAGCAGTGCTGGAACCCGCTGGACCTGGTGGTCCTGAACTACCACTCGATCCTTGAGGACCTTGAGGACCTTGAGGACCTTGAGGTCCTGTTGAACCTTGAGGACCTGTATTACCTTGAGGACCTTGTGCTCCAGTTGCACCTTTTTGACCTTGAGGACCTGTTCCACCTTGAGAACCTGTATTACCTTGAGGACCTTGAGGACCTTGTGCTCCAGTTGCACCTTTTTGACCTTGAGGACCAGTTCCACCTTGAGAACCTGTATTACCTTGAGGACCTTGTGCTCCAGTTGCACCTTTTTGACCTTGAGGACCTTGACCACCTTGAGGACCTTGAGCTCCAGTTGAACCTGTGTTTCCTAATTCTCCTTTTTGTCCTTTGCTTCCAGTTGAACCAACGTTACCTTGACCACCTTGAGGACCTTGTGCTCCTGTTGAACCTTTATCTCCTTGAGATCCTTGAGGTCCTGTTACACCTAATTCACCTTTTTGTCCTTTATCACCAGTAGAACCAGTATTACCTGTACCACCTTGAGGACCTTGCGGACCTGTAGCTCCCTGAGGTCCTGTTACACCTAATTCACCTTTTTGTCCTTTATCACCAGTAGAACCAGTAGTACCTTGATTACCTTGAGGTCCTGTAGCACCTTGAGGACCTGTGTTTCCACCGACACCTTTTTGACCTTTTTCTCCCTTCTCACCTGTATCTCCCTTTTGACCCTTTTGACCTTGAGGACCCTGTGCTCCTATCTCGCCCTTTTGTCCTTTATCTCCTGTAGCACCAGTAACACCTACTTCACCCTTTTGTCCTTTGTCACCTGTAGGACCTTGCACAGTTGAAGGTGCTCCTTTTTCTCCTTTATTTCCTGTCGCATTGTTTCCATCCGCACCCACTTCACCCTTTTGTCCTTTGTTTCCTTTTGCCTCTACATCTCCTATGTTTCCTTTCTGTCCTATTTCACCCTTCTGACCTTTATCACCAGTGACACCTTTTTGACCTTTATCTCCTTTTTGTCCTTTTTGTCCTTTGTCACCTGTAACACCTATTTCACCCTTTTGTCCTTTCTGACCTGTATCACCTGCGAGTTTGATATGGGCAGTATCACCATTTACAGTGATAGAGTTACCTGTACCAACAAATCTTAAATTTGTAATACCAGTTCCAACAACTAATCCTTCGGACTGAATACCTACAGCAGAAACAAAAGTATTACTTACACCTGTTAAACCCTGTCCACTTCCTCTGAATGTACCACCAGAAGCATGGAATCCAGAACGACCAGTAACAACACCAACCGAATCTACGTTTTTTACATCCTCATATGTTAAAACACCACCAACAGTCATGTTACCAGTAATGTTTGCTGATGTAAATGTAGGATTAGATGGTAATCTTGCATTATCAAGAGTACCTGAAGTAATTAATGATGCTGGTATTTTTAATCCTGACTTCGCATTTCTACCAGAGTCAAGAACTCGATTACCGCCAATATATAATTCGTTTGCTTTAATACCTTTTCTATTACCTGTTTTATCTACAACTTCTAAATCACCACTAGAATCTTTTTTTAATTTTGTTTCTCCAAGATTAATTGAATCATCAGAAGGATCAATCGTAATTGAACCCGTACCAATTGTCAATATACCCGTTACTCTCGCATCGCCAGTTACAACTAAATCTTCACCAAAAGTCGTGCCACCACCAACATGTAATTTAGCGACTGTCGTGATACCTGCTGCAAGGTCACTTGTTCCTGCACCTGCTACAATAGGACCACTAAAGGATGATGCTGTGATAATACCAGTGAATACTGCTGCACCTGAATTATAAATTGTCGCACCATGACCTATAGGTGTGTCTGAACCTAAAACATTAATTCCTGCAATTTCAATACCAATATTATGTACATTACTTGTTCCTGTTTTGAAGTTTGATGCAGTCGCAATACCAGTTAGTGTAATATCTTCACTAACTATATGTGACTCTGTATGAATACCAGGACCGTTAACTTGTGATATATCGTTCAACGACATTTGTTACAAAATATGCAATATAATGTATTTATATAGTTATTTAAGATGGAATTGTTGGAAAGGTTGCATTCTCTGGATCTGCCTCAGTTGCAGGTAAGTCTCTAAGACTTTGACGATATGTTTTCCACTCAGTTTTTTTTGAATCTGTCAATGGTGAATCTGTAAATTGTGTCCAATCACTTTCTCTCAATAACATATCTCTCATATGTCGAAGAGCACTGATATAATCAGTTCCAAAACTTTCTTTTATTGTTGGCCATGCATCTAGAGTTGACATTAGATTTCAATTATAAAATTTTTAGATATTTATATTATAAGATTAGTTTCTCCAAAATTATTACTAGCTAACCAACCAGTCGCAATATATTTGGCACTATAAGGTGGATTACCTCTATGCAGGTGTGTAAATGAACCAGGAAAAATTAATACTCGACCTGCTTTTGGTTTAATCTTTTGTTTCTGATATAAAAATTCTGTCTCTCCACCCTCTTCTACATCATTAAAATATACTGACCAAACTAAAGTTCTATGTGCACAAGCAATATTATTTGATTCTGAATGCCAATCATGATATCCCTCAGTTGGTATCGTTTTTTGTAAAATACAAGTTGTACTATGATAATTAAAATTTTTAAGAAATGGAAACCATTCAAGATAAATTTCTAAACATGCTCTTACACCTGTCATAATATGATTTGATATGAGAGGATTAAACGCAGCAATGTCCAATTGAGCGTCTTTTACACTTGTATTACTTCTTGGAACAATTTGAGTTGACTCATCTAACATCTTGATGACATGAGTATTAAAATCATCCAATATAACATCATCCCACACACCTATAAAATCTTTCTTTAGAAAGATCGTAGGTGGATTAATTGTTTGTTCAAACATAATTAAAGATCAGAATCTCCTTCTATTTTTTTTATTGGTTCCTCGATTGCTCTCATATTAATTGTTTGTGACAATCTATCCAGAGTTTCATTTCTAAATGATTCGACAGCAGCACCAGTTTGTCTTTGTTGCTGAGAATTTTCAATCATCAACAAAGGCATCCACGTTACAGCACATCCCCATTCATCAACTGGTTCACCAGTCTGAGGATTTGTCCCTCTAATCTGAGTAAACCATGAACACTGAAGTCCAATACAATCTTTACCAATTAAAGGGCAAAATTTTCCCTGTTCAAGTTTCATATTAAGTCTTTGTTGCTATTATAACATCAGTATACTGAACAGCCAAGTTAAATTGAGGATTTGAAAACCCATGACTGTGACCTTGATTACTACCTACAGATGAAGTTCTACCTACGTTTGACACAGAACCAGACGCAGATATGTTATACGATTCATATAAATTACCTGCACCAGATCCAGAACCAGGATAGTTGTTAGCACTCATGTTTGTACCATTTCGTAACTGTCCATGATTACCTGATCTAAATGCAAGGTGATAGTGAGATGGAATTTGGTTTGATGTTAGTGTATGACTTGAAACTGAACCATTACCAGTGGTTATTGTGGTATTAAATCTACCTGAAAATGAATAATCACCACCATTAGTAACGCTTCCGCTCACTAATCTCAATGCTCGATCATTCAGAGAAGTATCCTTTGTCCATCCTGATGGTGCTGATGTTTGTTGGAATAACATTCTCGTTCCAGCAGGGAAACTCGCTAAGTTTCCAGTGATGGTTCCAGTTACATTTAAATTACCACTTACCACTAAAGTTGAACCATTAAAAGTCAAATTTGATTCGGCATTTAGTGTTGTTCCACTTACACTGGTCATTACTCGATCATTACCAGCGTTAGTTATTGTTGCTGAACCAGATGGACCTGGTGGACCAGCAACTCCTTGAGGACCTGTAGGTCCTTGTGCTCCCCCTGTTCCTTGACTACCTTGAGGACCTTGAGGACCTGTTGGACCTTGAGCACCTGTACTACCTTTGTCTCCTTCTGTTCCTTGAGCACCTTGAGCACCTTGAGTGCCTTGAGGACCTGTTGGTCCTTGTGCTCCCTGTGGTCCTTGTGCTCCCGTTGAACCTTTATCTCCTTGAGATCCTTGAGGACCTTGTGCTCCCGTTGAACCTTTATCTCCTTGAGCTCCTTGAGATCCTTGTGCTCCCTGTGGTCCTTGTGCTCCTACCTCACCTTTCTGACCTTGATCTCCTTTCTGACCTTGAGAACCTTGTGGTCCTGAATTAGCAGCAACCCAATTTAATTCTGTGCCTGTTGAAGATAGCACCTGTCCAGATGTTCCCAGATCTCCATCTTTATCTTGTAGTCCACCATATATTTTTACTCCATCAGTAGTTGTTTCAAATCTTTTTAATCCATCTTCATATAATTCAACAGACCCATCTGGTATAAATTTTCCCATAACTTTGTTAGGAGAAGATAAATGTCTAAATTCTATCGGACTTGAACCAGATTGAAATACCAATCCACCGTCACCATTGTCATGTATGATACTTTCTGTCCCATTATGAAATATTCTTAAATCACCTAAATTACCATTTCCACCATCACCAAATCCTATCTCTACATTATCTAAAAATCTTAAATTATTTGCTGATTTGTCAAATGTTATGGAAGATACTCCAGTCGCACCATGAAACTCAACATCATTTTTAAATGTCGTGACACCAGTAATATGTACATCATCTAATTCAGAAATACCATCTATATCTACGTTTCCAGTAAAAGTTGCAGAACCAACATTATTAATACGAAATCTCTCAGTGCCCTCAGTTGTAACTTTGAAATGTCCGTCTGATCCTGTATCAACTACTTCTGCTTCAGTATTTCCTTCAAATATTTTATCTGCGAATCCATCTCCTTTCAGACCTTTGATACCATCCGCACCATCATCACCAGCAAGACCTTTTTGACCTTTATCACCTGTAGCTCCCGTGTCACCTTTTTGTCCCTTATTACCTTGTGCTTCGACTGCACCCTTTTCACCTTTTTGACCTTGATCTCCTTTCTGACCTGTGCTTCCTGTAAGTCCTTGAGTTCCTACTTCTCCTTTATTTCCTTTCGCACCTGTATCTCCAATTCCACCTGCATTCGCTAAAACCCATTGTGCACTATCAGCATCAACATAATAAACATATAAATCACCACTATCACTCTCCCACCATAGTTCACCATTTCTAGCACCTGAAGGAGGATTATCTGATATTGTGACTGGATTTACTGTAATTGTCGCAGCAATACCAGGAAAACCTGAAGGACTTTGAACACTAACATTTGCAGTAACAGCAGCACCCACAAAATTTAATTGAGTTATACTACTCGCTGCAGATACTGGATTCCCTTCATCAAATACAGAAATAGCACCTGCTACAAGACCACCACCGATAGGTACCCAATATCTTTTACCAGGAAAACCTGGTACTGCAACTAATTGATATTGTGAACCTGATGGAACTGCAGGACCAGTTATAGGATCTGATAAGTTTGGTTCAGCTTGATCTAATCCAAGATATTGATATCTGTCATCAGTTAATTTATCTTGTGGTCTTCTTTTTTGTCTTCCACTTAAATACTTTGGCATATTACGACGTACTATTTTCTAGAATACTTGCGATTAGTTCCATCTGAAGTGGTGCGAAGAAACCACCAGATAAACTAGCTCCAACATTTACACGTATTCCATTCAATCCAACTGTGCTAATTGTTAATGTCTGACCAGATGCAGGGTCAGTCGATCTAGGATATGCGTGTTCAGTCGCACGATTATCCATCGTACATGTAAAAATAATAGAATTATCTGCAATTGATATTGTATCATTATTTTGTAAATTATGATTTGTACTTAAGGTAAGGACTATTTCACCTTGAGCTAATAAAACTCCATGTATAGTTTTTGTACCAGGTCCACCATTATAGACTGCGTTAATTACATTAAATTTGGTACCATTTGAGGGATTACCATCTTGACTGTTTACAACTGTTACTGCATTATCTCTTGCTCTCTCAAAATAATGAATGGCAGAATTATAAAAGTGTGGATATCCTTTACTACTACCTACAACTGCAGAAAAAGTTTTTGATACTCCAACATTTCCTATTAACGTATCAACTGTATATGATTGTTGAGGATCTGGAAATATAGTTGTTGTAATACCTGTACTACCTGAACAAGTAAATGCAATCCCACTTAAAGTTACTGGGTCAGTAACATTTAAATTATGTGCTTCTTTCGTGGTTATAGTTGCTATGCCAGATGGTTCGTCATAGTCAACATTCTGTATTATACCAACTCCCTCCTGTGTTCCTCGAACATAAATTTGATCCAATATAAGTGGTGTCTTTTCTAATACTAATCTTCCATCAATTAAGATTACTGCATCATTAGGGGGTATCTCCGCATCTTTTATAACTCTAATATCTCTTGTATTACCTGTGCTTCTTGACGTTCTCTTTTGAATGAATGAAACTGTGGGATAAGTTGTTCCAATACCAACATTAGATACTTGTGTGTACAACAATAAAGCAGAGGTGCCAGTAGGAACTTCATAAAGTTTTTGCAGACCTGGTGCAACAGGAACTGCAATGGATACAAATTTATTGACTGGTGCGATTGCCATATTATCTCAATGCTAATATCAGTGGTGTAAGTTGTGCTTGGATTGCTCTATTAAAGTCTC